AACTACATTGTGGACAACGCACCGGAAGACATCATCTGCATGATCGACGATGAAGTTCCGCACATGGTGTATCGTCTTGACACGAGTGTGAACCTGACAGATCCTGAAACAGTCACCGCTGAGTTTGAGCGTATCGGCCAGCTCATGTGGGACTTGGATATCGGATACGGCGCAGTCGATGCCTCCGTCACCCCTTGGAACTACGCCAGTGAGTTCGAGTTCAAGGGCACGAGCGGAGGTATGCGGCGGTTCAATAAGCGGTGCTACAAGTCTCGGTTCCGCGAGGAGGTCTACCACAACTGCGACCTCGATGTCGTTCTTCACGAGCTTCTGGTGAACCGCGTGATTCTCAAACCGAAGTACCTCTGCACCAAAGGCGGAACCGATACCAATGCCGGCGGCAACACCAGCAAGAAGCGGGCAGATCAGGTGGCCTGTGCCAATCTGATGATGGCGAAGTGGGGAAGGTACTTCTCCTACAACTTCAAGACCAACAAGCCGGCCATCAGGGTCAGGCGCTGAAAAATATCCGGATATGGAGAAATTCCACTTGACTTTAGGTAGGCTCCTGTTACGATACGATAAAGTACAAAAAAACAGGAGGTTTTGTGGAAAATGGCGCGTTTTAACCCTACCACACGTAGCAACCATAATATGTACGACATGGCCAGTCTGCTCCAGAAAGCCGTCCGGCGCGGAGATGCAGAACTTGCTGGATTCGCTGCTTACGAGATGTATGGCAGCTACCACAAGGTCATGTGGAATCGCATGATGACGATTGCATCCGAGGACTGTTGGGGAATCCTCTCCAAAGAGTTGGTATCTCTCCGTCAAAAGGATGAAGAACTCAATGCAGGGAAGAAAGGCTATGCCAAGGACGCGGTTTTTGTGTCCAAGGCTATCTCTCTCCTATGTAAGGCGAAGAAGAGCAGGGATGCCTGCTATTTTGCCTGTAACTTCATCTTTGCAGAAAACCCTCGGAATCAGATGCAAGTCACTCCGGAAAAGGTGGAGCGGTGCAGACGGTTCACCAACTCCATTCCGGACGACATTTTCACTATCGACGCATTGAGCGGTATCCCTGATATCCTCTATGCTGCGGAGGAGCAGATGAGCCTCATGGGAGGCCCGCCTGCGGAAAAGACCCGAAAGGGTCAGGAGAGCGAAGTGACCGAAAGTGGGCAGAGCGTCTATGAAATTGGCGCACTCCTGCAGGACTCCATTCGGCTTTGCGACATGGAGAACATCGGGCACTACGCCAACATTCTCCGCACCAATCACCGTATGTTCCTTTGGAAACTGTTGGTCGCGACCGCTGTTCTGTACAGCGGCGGCGTACTGACGCAGGAGGTCATCAGCCTCAAACTCACAGATGATCTGGTTAACGGCCACCGCAAGGCGGAGGTCAAAGATGAGATTTTCATGAGTAAGGCCATGATGCTCCTGTGCTATCACCAGTTCGGGAGCTTCGGGCCTCTGTCTGCCAACAGCGTGGTCGACCCGTTCAAGCTCATTGACTGGGATGCCTACAAAATCAAGCATATCTCCAGATGTGTCCTGACCGGCGGCGTCATTCCCGAGTATGTCTATGATGTCCACACCATCAAAGGCAAGCGGGCGGGCAAGACTGACTGGGGGATGAATCTGGTAGAGCAGGCCGCACTGAATCCTCTGCAGGAAGCTTTCTTCGACTACGGAAGCTGGGCACCTCGGTATGACTTCAAGCATGCTCACAATATGTGTTCTGAGGAGGAGTATCGCCTCAGTCTGGAGTACCGGAAGACCACGGAAAACAATCCCGTCCCCAGACTGTGGGACAGCGTTCTGGATACGGAGCCTGATCTGTCCGGCCTCGATGAACTGTCCGCCAAGATTTATGCGCGGATGGTCGGAGGGGAGGGGGAGGCATGACCTCCCCTGACGGCGGTTTCGTCCGGAAGAGCGACCAAGTCAGAAAGCTTGTTGCGGCCGGCGACTACAAGGCAGCTCTCCGCATCGCCAAGGATTTCAAACTTGGCATCAGCAGAGAGGACTCTGATCGGATGAAACGCGGCTACGAGTGCATGACGAATCCGCGTTTCTACCAAAGCATAGGCGTGGATACCCACCAAACCTCGTTAGAGGCTGTGGGAATTGTCATTCGCCTCTACGGGACATAACCAACCACCAAAAAATAAAGCTCAGAAAACAGCTCCTACGCCCTCTGGCGTGGGGGCTGTTTTCGCCACGAAAAAGCAGGTGAAAAGCATGGCAAAAAAGAAAGGCGCTCCCGAAAATCTCAAACCCGTCCGAACCAAGGAGGAAGCAAAAACGAGAGGGCGCAACGGAGGGATCAAATCCGGCGAGGTCAGAAGGGCGCAGCGAGACGCAAAATCCTCTGTAAGATACCTCCTTGGTTTGGCCGCAAAAGGCAAACTGGCGGAGAACTTGAAAGCGTTAGACCTCCCTCCGGAGGAACAGACGAATATGGCCGCAGTCCAAGCGCGGCTGTTCACTATGGCAATGAGCGGAAACCTCGACGCCTATGTCACCCTCATGAAGATGGGAGGCTATGAACCCGAGGAGATCCGCAAGGAGCGCGAGAGCCTTGCCGCCGACACCCGCCGCAACATGGAGGTTCAGGCAAAGATGGAGGCGTTGGGCAGTGACGCCGGCAATGTTGCCATCAACATGGCTGACGAAGATGACTTCAACGACGTGGTCATCTATCTTCCCGACAATGGCCGCGATTCTGCCTTGCAGAAGAAGGTCAAGCCGCAGACCGGTGATACCGAGTCGTCAGGAACGGATGACAGTGAAGTGACCGCCGAGGAACCCTCCGGCGAGTAATCCCAATGGCGGGAGACGGAGGTGATTGGTGTGCCGAATGTGCAGATTTTGAAACCGCAACCCGGTCCCCAACACGATTTTCTGGCTTGTTCGGCAGACATCTGCATATACGGAGGAGCGGCGGGAGGCGGTAAGACGTTCGGCCTTCTTCTTGGTGCGCTTCGATATAAGAACGTACCCGGCTACGGCTTTACAGTTTTCCGCAAAAACTTCAACCAGATTTTTGCACAAGGCGGCCTATGGGATGAATCGGTCAAGATGTACTCCGGCATTCGGGGCGCAGTCCCGAAGTTCTCCCGAGGTACTTGGATTTTCACTAATAAGGAAGGGCAGCAGGTATCCAAGATATCCTTCGCCCACATCGAGAAGGAAGACGGCCTGTCCAGATGGCAAGGCTCTCAGCTCTGCGGCATTGGCTTTGACGAGCTGACCCACTTCCCGGAGAAAGTCTTCTTCTATATGCTGTCCCGAAACCGCTCCACCTGTGGCGTGACCCCGTTCGTTCGGGCTACCTGCAACCCGGATGCGGATAGCTGGGTGGCAAAGTTCATAGAGTGGTGGATCGACCAAGATACGGGCTACCCCATTCCCGAGCGGAGTGGAGTGGTCCGTTATTTTATCCGTCGCGATGAGGTCATCCACTGGGCCGATACCCGCGAGGAGCTGTGGGAAAAGTTCAACCTTCGGACTGAAGAAGAAAAGGGGGAGCCGAAATCCTGCACCTTCATCATGTCCAGCCTGAAAGACAATCAGGAACTGTTGAAGGTAAACCCCGGCTATCTGGCCAACCTGAAAGCTCTGTCCGTTGTGGAAAGGGAGCGACTGCTTTACGGCAACTGGAAGATCAAGGCCGCAGCCGGCCTGTACTTCAAACGCTCTCAGCTTGGAGATATCCTCGAAAAGGTCCCTGCAGATGTGGAACGCTGGGTTCGCTGTTGGGACTTGGCGGCCACCGAAAAGACCGATAAGGGAGATCCGGCATACACAGCAGGTGTCCTCATGGGCAAGCGCAAAGACGGGCGATACGTCATCGCGGATGTCATCAACAAGCAGATGTCTGCATCGGATGTGCGCCAGACCATAAAGCACACCGCGCAGGCAGACAAAGCCAAGTATAAGCGGGTCAGGATTCGCCTACCCAAGGACCCCGGCCAGGCGGGAAAAGAACAGGCTGAGTCCTACATCAAATTCCTTGCCGGTTTTGACGTTACAACTGTTGCCGAATCCGGCAGCAAGGAAGCCCGCGCAGAACCCTTTGCCGCCCAGTGGCAGGCCGGAAACTTCGACATCGTTGCCGGAGAGTGGAACGAGGCGTTCCTGTATCAACTTGAGAACTTCCCTGATGGGCAGTTCAAGGACATGGTGGACGCATCCTCAAACGGATTCGCGGAGATCGAGTCCATGAATGTATTCAACGTCCGCAGTCTGATTTGATTATCAACATGAGAGGTGAAAGTAGCATGAATGGAAACAGACAGGAGCAGATGGACCGCATCAGGCACTATGCTGCTGTAATCGAAAAACAGTCCGGCAAGGCAGTGCGGCCGTATCGCTCTGACGGCTATATGAACCTCATGAACAGGTACGGCACTCAGAAGGATACCTCCGAACACTATAAGTTCGTCGCAGAGCCTACTGTTCCCGATGACCTGCTCACCATGTTCTATGAAGGCAACGGTCTGTTCGCCAAAATCATCGACGCCCCTGCCGAGGAAGCTGTGAAGCATGGCTTCTCCCTGAAAGAGGTGTCCGATCAGGAGGTGGAGCGGTTCTATCAGGAGGCTCTTGATGAGCTGGACTGGGAGGAGACCGCAACCACCGCTATCAAGTGGGCGAGACTCTTCGGCGGCTCTATCGCCGTTATGCTCATCAATGACGGGCGCGGCATCGACGAGCCTTTGGACTGGAAAAACATCAAGTCCGTTGATGATATCCGGGTTTATGACCGTTCCCTCATCCAGCCCGACTACAAGAGTATGTTTGCTTACGATCCGAGAGACCCCTTCTCCACGAGAGGCAGTCGTCTTGGTATGCCGGAGCATTATTATGTATCCAGTAAGTACGGCAACTTCGCGGTGCATGATTCCCGGTGTCTGGAGTTCCAGAACGGCATCCTCCCGGAGAACACCACGAACAGCATTTATCAACTGTGGGGCATGCCTGAGTACATCCGTATCAAAAAGGCGATCCGAGATGCGGAGATTGCCCATGGGAGCGCTCCGAA